GGGCTGTTAGATTTTGTTATAGGCACTCTCACAGGTGATTGGGATAGAGCTTGGCAAGGAATTAAAGAAATATTCAGCGGCATATGGAATGGAATGAAAGACTTGCTTGGTGCGGCTCTAAATTGGATATGGGTACAGATAGAACTGAGTTATGGCTTGGTAAAAGCGACAATAGAATATATCTGGAATGCCATACTGACATTTTTTTCTAGTATTTGGGACGACATGAAAAATACCGTATCGACAGCAGCGGAAGCTATTCAATCCAATGTAGATAACTTCCTTGGAGCGATAAAATCCGTCTGGGAACTGATCTGGAATGGGATTAAGACATTTATTTCAAACATTTGGACTTCCATACAGGATAATATCACGAGGGTTTTTGAAGCAATAAGAAAATTGATCGAGGATAAACTCACTGAAATTAATACCAAGTGGACAGAAATATGGAATGTTATTTCTACCTTCGCATCTGAAACATGGGATTCTATTAAGGGAAAAGCCACAGAGATATTTGAAGCAATCCGGGATAAGCTGTCCGAAATCTGGGATAGCGTAAAATCCACCATCGAAGAAAAATGGAATGCTATTAAAGATTGGTTTGACGAAATCTGGCAGAATATTAAAGATGTTTTCAAGCTGGATGAAATGCTGGAAATCGGTAAAAGCGTCATGAATAAACTTTGGGAAGGCATGGAAGCAATCTGGACAGATATTACTGGCTGGCTTGATGATGTTGTAGATGCTGTAGGTGAGGCTTGGGATAAAGTTGTCAGTGGGGTAAAAAGCCTTGTTAAAGGAGCCAAAGAAGATGAGGAAGAATCCGAAGAGGGCGAAAATTCTTCTGGTCCAGGAAGCAGTTCTGAATATGTCAGCAGCGGTCCAGGCGTAAAAGGTCATGCTACCGGAGGTTTTCCGAAGTCAGGTCAAATGTTCGTGGCAAACGAAGACGGCAATCCTGAGATGGTAGGAAGCTGGGGCGGTAAGGCGGCGGTTGCTAACAACATGCAGATTACGTCTGGTATTTCCAGTGCCGTGCAAAGCGGTATGAGGTCTGCGATTGCTCCCCTGCTTACCAGCATGAGTACCATGGTAAGTAATGCGACTCCGCAGCTCTCCCTGATCGGAACAACCGGAAGCAGTACTGATAAGGCAGATCAGGTTCAGAATATGGCAAATCAAGCCATGTCTATGGGAACCGAAACCATGTCAGATCATTATCTGTCTCTCATGGTCGATTTGCTCCAGAAAATCATTAACCTGATTGAAGCTATGGAGCTGACTGTAAATATTGATATCCGGGAGTTAAAAAGCAAGCTTACCGATTTAGAAAAAAGAAGCGGATATACACTTAAGACTACATAAGGAGGCGGAAGTTATATGGCAGTAATTACGATCAATGGTCGGGAGTTTCCGTCTCCCGACATTGGGGGCAACCTTGTTGTTGCAACAAATGTAAGTGACGGAAAAAATGCTAATGGTGAGTTTATTGGTCAGAGAGTGGGTAGGGATCAGCATAAATTTGAAAACCTGCAGTGGAAGTTTTTAGATGCCACTACCTGGGCCGCCATGCTGCAGGAGTTTAATAAATTCGTTGTAACGGCAAGAATCCCGGATATGGTGAATAACCAGATGATGACTATAAGGATGTATCCAGGCAACAGAACGGCTACTCCTATTGAGTTTGATTCAGACGGACTTCCAACGCGGTATATGGATTGCAAGGTAAATATTGTCGACTGTGGGGTAATTGAATAATGCAGGCAGCGAGTCAGCAATATAAAGAATTGATGCGCAGTGAATTTCGGGATCCTTTGTCCTATATCCGGGTTACCATCGGTTTGATCAACCAGGAAGCACAGGCGAGCGCTTATATTCCTGATCAGGAAAACTACACCTATTACAGCAGTTTTAAAAGGCCCTTGGATAATTATGAGGTTCAGGAGCTTTACGCCACCTGCGATCAGGACTATACAACCGTAGACAGCAGCATGTACTTTCTCCCCAGAAGGAGAGCGGATGTGGTGCTAAATCAGGGAATCGTGTCAGAGGGGTTGCTTGGACCGGTGGAGATCCGGTTCCCGGTTGCCTATGATATCAAGGGGCTTACCGTGGAGTTTGGTAAGGCCTATCCTGTAGATTTTATTATAGAGTCCGACAACAACACGGTAGAGATTACCGGGAACGCAGCTGGGCGCTTTGTTACAGAAGAGATTTTCGAGGGTGCTACCTTTTTACGGTTTGTCCCCTCCGCCATGGTAAATGGTCAGAGCCGGTTCCGGATCCATCAGCTGACAATGGGAATCGGTATCTATTTTGATAATCAGAGGATCCTGTCCGCTACGAAAAAGGAGTATATCAGCCCGGTCATGGAGGAACTTCCCACCATTGATTTTAGTATGACAGTGAGTAATAAGGACCGGACCTTTGATATCGAGAACAAAGAAAGTTCTGTAAACTTCTTGGAGATCGGTCAAGACATTATTATCCTATATGGTCAGGAGCTTGACGATGGGTCCGTGGAATGGCTTCCGGGTGCAACGGTTCAGTTAAAGGAATGGTCTGCTGATGATGAGGAAATGAGCTTTACAGCCAGTGACCGGTTCGACTTCCTGGACGGGACTTATTACCGGGGACTTTATCGACCAGAAGGAATTAGTCTTTACAATCTGGCGGTTGATGTATTTACCGATGCCGGGATTGATGAGCGGACTTACTGGATCGACAGCTATTTAAAGTCCGTAAATGTGCTAAATCCTATGCCTACAGTATCCCACAAGGAAGCCCTGCAGCTGATTGCCAATGCCGGCCGGTGTATTCTTTCCCAGGATAGGGAGGGTAATATCTTTTTAAAGTCCAGTTTTATTCCGGTTATGACAGCCGGATCCGATAACCAGACTTATTTCAGCAATGCAGGTGCAGTCCTGGACAAGACGGTTAAAAAGGCTTACGCCATGACCGGGCAGGATTACACAAGCACCATACCGACCCAGTACTTTCTACCAAGGCAGGCAGAGGGAGCTACCTTTTTAAACACTGGATATATTTCAGAGGCTGTGGCGGGAAGTGACGGATCCTTTGCAGTTAATCCTACAGTGGAAATCACCCTGGAAGCGTCATTTAAGTGCTTCGGATTGACGCTGGAATTTGGCAGCGATGTTCCGACTGAAATGGTCTTCCATGCCTTTAAGGATGGGACAGTGGTGGAAGATTACGAAATAACCGAATTGACTGACACAACGATTATCAGTCATGAGTTCGAAGAATTTGACAAACTGGTTCTGGAGTTTACTAAGGGGCAGCCGAATAACCGGGTGGTCTTAAATAATATTACCTTCGGAGACAGTACCGATTATATCTTTGAATACGGGCATGAATTGACCAAGACCCCAAAAGGAACCCAGCTTACCAAGGTAAAGGATTTACAGATTGTCCGGACGCTTTATAGCGCAAGTGGGGAGGAAAAGGAACTGGCCAAGGAAACGATCTCTGTAACTGCCTCTGACAATCAGTACACCTTTTATTTCAGCAATCCGTCCTATGATCTTTCCTGTTCCCTCACGGATCCGGAGGAAGGGCAGACAGCAGTGATTGTGGACAGTAGCAGCTATTTTTCCACGGTGGAGATCACAGGGGTTACAGGTACCATTGAAGTCACTGTAACAGGAAGAGAGTACACAACCAGCCAGAGTAAGGTAAGCCGACAGCTTAATACAACCGGAAGCCAGGAGGTATGGGAAAATCCGCTGGTATCTGATACGATCCATGCAGCCAACCTTTTAGACTGGATTGGGGATTACATGAAAGCTGATAGGGAGTATGAACTACAGTACAGGGGAGAGCCCAGGATTGACGGGAATGATATTGCATTCCTGGAGAATAAATACGTATCAAATCTGCTTCTTCGGATCTATGAGCATACTTTAAAATTCAATGGCGCGTTGTCCGGAACTATTAAAGCAAGGAGGGATATGAGCAATGTGGCAGACTCCTAAAACAGACTGGGCAGAGGAAGATTATTTTAATATAGAAGATTACAACCGCATAAAGGGAAACATAAATGAGATCCGGTCACAGGCGCTTCTGCTCTGGCCGGATTTTGCATTTGAAGAAATGGGATCCGACAAGACCTATCAGGATTATGGATTCTATGCGGATGAGATAAACCGGTTTGAGGCTAATGTGGATCTTATCTGTGCAGGAACGTATCCATTTAAGGTGGGTAATCGCCAAATCTTCTATGATAACCAGCCTTTTATAGACTGGCAGGAGCTTAACCGGATAGAAGAATCCTGTCGGTTGATCTACAGTAATATACAGAGCCGTTACAACGGCAGAAAGACATTATCATTTACACTGAATGGAGGTGTTTTCACATGAGTTTAAAAACAGATTATAAGGATGCCATGTTTGATGGACAGCGCCGGTACCGCCTGATCCCAAATGAGGACGGCACCTACAGCCTGCCGGACTCAACAACCTATACCCAGACCGGGGATAAATTTGGAGCCAATGACATCAATGAAACCAATGCAGAAATTAATAAGCTGGAAGCTGTAAAGACTGCAACGTTGGCAACTGCCAGTTGGAGCAGCGCTGCTCCATACACTCAAACGGTCAGTGTAACTGGCATAACGGCAGATGATAAACCAATAGTAAGCCTGTATCTGCCAGACGGCATAACGGCTGCAAATGTGAAGCTGCAGAGCAAAGCTTATGCCTGCGTAGATCGGGTGGTCACTGGCGCAGGGAGCATGACTGCCTATTGTTATAATAAAAAACCAGCAGTAGACTTTCAGATTCAGATGAAGGGGGTGTAAGAGTGGCAGAATGTATTGTATTAAAAGGTGGCGGGGCTGATCTTGATGTAGTGACAGCTGGAGTCGGTGATGTGCTGGCAGGTAAAGTAATTGTCGGAACTGATGGGGAGCCGCTTACGGGTACAATGGCAAACAATGGCACTGTAAGCCAGACACTAAATGCCGGTGGAAGTTATACGATTCCTACCGGTTATCATAATGGATCTGGAAAGGTCACAGCAAAT